ACCCCTCATAATACCTGACGCAACGCCGCCTCTACCTGTATTGTGAAGTATACCATACAAGTCCTGCACTTTGTCACCGGCAGACTTACCTCCAGTATTAGAAGCATTTCTACCACCTTTGAAAAGTTCATTATAAGGTTCTATATTTCCATTGTTTTCAAACTTAACAGAAGACTCCGCTGTCATAGAGCCGGAAGTGCTTTGCGTAATTGTAAGTTTAGCATCTCCACCATTAGGAGCATCTGAAGCAGATATAGAAGTTGTAAAGGGGCTACCACTGATAGCCGCTATAGCACTCGCTACAGCAGTAGCCAATTGAGCAGGGGTGATGTATGTGCCAGCGCCAGTGAGATTTTTAACTCTAACAGTTTGAGCACTTACGTACCCTACTGAACCCCCGGTATCTCTTTGAAATGATATAGTGTGTGTAGTCCCATCTTGTCCTTTTAATTTCAAAAATCCGTGTTGGGCTGAAGCGTTACCATCGCCATTTGCTAAAGCACTTAAGTGTCCTTGGGATATATCTGTAATACCACCTACTGCTCTAGCATCTTGCATCCTGAACCCAAAATCTATTACTGCTGATGCAGACTTAGCAGATATTCCTCTTCTACCTAAGCCATCATCTGTAAAAATCCCTTCAATGATAATAGTAGAATTAGAACGATTCATATCTATCCCTAGACGTTGACCTCCAAAATAAGGTAGACTCATACCACCTACCTTTCTTTCTACAGACAGGGCTATACTCAAAGCCTGTAATTCCATACCATCTTCGTAACCGGCTTCCGCCATTCTTTCAGGGTCTTCAAAGTGTAACCTAATCGGAGAGCCATATCCATCACCCATGATTACATCCTCCCTCTCATAGTAGTGCCACCCATAGCACGTGATATTTCTTGTTGAATCATGTTACCCATAGTGCGAGCGAGTTCACGCTTGTCAGTGCGGTCTGTGATACCACTTGGGTTGATAGTGATATTGAAGGTGTTACCTTTCCCACCGCCGCCTTTCATTTCCACAGGGATAGAGCGACCACCTGATAGAGGGACTACTGCTTCAGTACCGTGTAACACAGCAGGGTAGCCACTCATAGGCCCACTAGCAATTCCACCTTCAGCAAGTTGAGGGATTTTATCTACACCAGTCATACTCCTAAGACTTTCACCTATAACGGGTAATTCATATCCTGTTACGTCATTGATAGTGTCAATGATATAATCATTTATAGCATCAACAATTGGCTCTACTACTGCGTCAAACGTAGATGCAAGACTGTCAAAAACATTACTTAGATTATCTAGTGAAAAGAAATCGCTTAAAGCGCCCGGAATAATATCACTCCAACTCCAATCAGGTAAAAGGTCCTTCCAAGTGAAGTCGAAGACTCCCATTACTAAGTCCCATCCTGACATCATAAGGTCTACTAAGAAATCCCATGCAGTCCCAATAGCGTCTAATCCAATTAAGAACGGGGTTATAAAATAGTCAACAAGGGGTACAACACCATCATTCCAATAGTCTTTAGCAGCATCAATAAACCCTGCCCAATCTCCAGTAGCAAGAGCAATAACTCCGCTAAAGAGTGCAGAAAACATTTCAAAAATAGGCATTACTAAGCCATCCCACATAAACGACATACCCGAGGTTAAACCTTTCCATGCTATTTCAGCACCCTCTACTAGTAGGTTAAATGCCCCTACCACTAAGTCAATAGCACCTGTCCCCAAAGCACTAAACGAGTCCCATATCGCCATTATTGTGGGACCTACATACTCCCAAAACTCATCGAAAATAGGCTGTATATTGTCATTCCACCAGTCCTTTATTGCTTGGAACTTCTCTTTTAGAAAATCCATCGCAGTACCAAAAGCACTCATTATAGCACTTCCAATGCTACTGAGTAGACCACCTAAACTAGAAAAGATACCACTAAGTCCACTAGCAGCGGAACTTAATCCGCTCATAGCCGTAGTTAAACCTGCTAGTGCTACCATCAAAAGTCCTCCAATTCAAGCCAATCGTAGTCGAGGGAGACAGTCTCCCGACCTCCGCTTTTTGACTCTTGGCGCTGCCGCTTCTTTTGCTTTTCCTGTTGATTCCTACCAGCAAGCGCCCATGCGAGAGATTGTTGGAATGTCGCTGGGGTCATTTCATGTACCTCTTTTAGTGATATGCTGTAATGTGTTGCTACTACGTAAGCCCATAATTCTAATTGCATTTCTATGTCTTCAGGTGTGGCGACTAACTTACGAGTGAGAAAACTCTCAATCTCTAAGCGTCGCCTTTCGTAAAATCTCCCTGTAGCATTTTACCTACTGTCTCAGGGCTAGGTAGAATAGCGGCTATGCGCTGACCAATGTGACCTTTTAAGTCTAGTAATTCAGAAGTAGAAAGTTCAGGTTCAGTACGGACTATCCAATTAGTAAAAGCGTACTTCCAATATGATTCTAGGTCGAGAGACATTCCGCCATCTTTACCGATTGTGAGTAATTCTTGAGCAGATTTCTGAACATCAAAGAAAGAAATATCCCTAACATAGACAACCATGATTTCATCATCGTCTACGGGTATTTCGTGTCTTTGCTCATTCTTCTGTCTCAGTAATAGATTCTTGTTCGATATTGTCGGCATTTGTCTCACCTATGGTCACAGCCGCTTCTTCAGCGGGGGTGTCCGACTCAACTTCAGCAGCCGATTCCTCGGGGGCTTCAGTTTCAGTCAGGGACTCGGATATACCTTCATCGTCACGCTTCAAGCGTAGGCTCAACTGAGCCTTTGTACCGGAAACAGGCAATTCACGGTTTTTACACTCCTCTCGGAGTTCATTTAACGACATAGCATCGTATGATAAATCAGAAGGGAAGTCTTGTGAATTAGGGATGTCTTCTACAGATTCAACCTCTACTACAGGAGCAGGGACTAAAGCATCTATACCTGATTGAATACCCTTTCGTGTACGACGATTTGCCAAACATACCGATAACCCTGAGCCTATGCCTAAAGTATGCCCATACCAAATAGCAAAGTCTTCGTTAGACAAGCGGCGGTATTTACGTACACATTCAGCAGGAGTTGGCATTCTTCTTCACCTCAACAATGGAATAGCGTGTCTCTTGAAATCACACGGATGGCTTTAGGCATAATTTTCAAAGGAGCACGGATAGGCCCTTTATCTTCAGGAATAGGAAGCGGCGCTTCTATAATAACGTAATCATCGAGTAGAATGTCAATGCGTTCACGTGTACCTCCAGTACCTGCTTTACTAAATGATAATCTAATCATATTAGCAGTAGTGGCATCGTGGTCTACTCCTCTACGCATTTTATGGTAAAAGATAGGGTCGTCTACTATAATTTCCATATCCATACTGTATTCAGTCTTACCTTCAACTGCAATAGAAGCGTTACGAGCACCTGCGAATGGTACTTGGTCAGTAGCAGCATCTGTAGTAGGAGCACCGTTGATTGTGTAAAACTGTTGTACTCCAGTAGAGCCGTTCAAAGTGAAAGATACTACTTGACCTACTCTTACTCCAGCAACATCAATTGTACCGTTGTAGAACATGTATGGTTTTTGTGTGCCCTTTTCAATACCGGACTCTTTACGCTTAGCGTCTGTATTAGCGGTGTCTTCAAACATACGGTGAGCATTGTATCTGTCACCTTTAGTTGAGACATCTTCAAGACGACCTGTGTCAGTATAACATAGAGCAGAATCAAAGTTCACTGTTAGTCTTAATGCAGCATCGGTATCAGCAGTTAGGCTGAAGTCCTTTACCTTACATCCACGGAATACACGTGTTAGTTGCTTTGTATCTGTAGCACCACCGTCAGCCACATTGTCTACAGAGCCGTCACTATCACGACGACGAATGCTAACTTCCATAGCGAAAGAAGGTACGCTACTACGAGAATATAGAAGGCGTGTAACACCATTGGTTAGAGTACCGCTTGAAGCACGGTTAGGACTACCTAGAGTAGAACCACTAGTGAATCTAGCGAACTTGATGTCTTTGTTATCATCATGTGGGAATAATAATCCATCATCTAGGAAAATATGTGTTGCTGTGATTGCTACAATACGGCGGATTTCATTAGTCTCTGTTGTATCAAAATATGTAGTCTCCGGGTTAGAAACATCACCAAACTTATCCCCGCTATCAGGTGCATCATATGAAATTACATCAGCAGCAGTAGTATCTTTGATGATAACATAATCACCTGCTACAACTGGGTCACTACCAGCGGAGCCAAAGTTAGGAGGAGCGTTTGTCCCATCATAAATGATTGTTGACGCTCCAACCTTAGTAGCGCCGTTTAATTTGAAATCGTTATTTGTATCACAAAGAGAATCGTATGTTGTACCAACGTCAATCGCTTCCATACCAAGACAGTAATACAACCAACGAGGATTGTGCATATTGACTTCAAAAGACCCCCCTTCATTGACGAATCGACCCGGTACTTGTACAGCGACATCTCTACCGAGCCCCACGACATGGTATCGCTTCAGGTCAACTTTCGTCTCAGGGAGTGTAACTGTGGCTGCTAGGCCGACAAACTGGTCAGTAAGCACTGACTCACTAGAAGCGTTAGGAGTATCATGATAACCCATACCTACATCAACAGATGGTAGAGTAAAAGCATGGAAATGAAGAGCGGCATTTGCGCTACTAATAATACCTGTGCCTGTGGAAAGAGCAGGAGTGACTACAAAGTCAGTTTCAACAGCACTCCCACCAGTCCCAGTGTGATGTTGCACTACAGTAAAGACCTTACCAGTTGACGTAGCATCATCTGATGCAAAGTTAGTTGCTCCTATGATGCTTAACTTTGCACCAACCAACATACCACGTGGTAGTTGAAGTACGCCACCTTCAACAGGAGTATCAGTAGCGCCACCGGCCAAGCGTATTGTGCTGGTCCCAGTAGCAGGGTCAGTAGCCTCATGTTCAAATGTAAAAGAATTACCAGCATCATAGTTATGTGCTAGTTGTAATGATGTTTCGTGACCGAAAGAAATCTCGGTTAAATCTCCCTTATAGACTGTTGACGGCATTCGGCTCACCTTATGGCACTAACTCCGCAAAGATAACTACTTCTATTTGGAAGGTCTTGCGAAAAAGATGTTTTGTACGGTCTGAAAGGTCCGTACGAGTCTTGAAAACAAGGCGGTCAAAGGACGTACCATCACCTTTGCGCTTTGTATGAATGAGGCGACGTACCTCGTTTTCCATCGCTTGCATGTGCTTGCGAGATTTGGTAGTTCGTAAATCAACTGTGATATTTACACGTGTTGTCACGAAATCATAGAGTAATTCAGGCGCTTCTTCATTGTGCGCCGTCTCATAACATAGAATGTAGTCGGACTTTTTCATATCTATGCGCTTACCACGCTCAGGAGAAGTAGTAGCGATGTCTGCTATTATGGGTTTAATGTTTGAAGTATTAGCACGATTCCAATCACCTAATACATCTAGGATAACGTCGATAGATTCAGTCCATGTTGCTACCATTACCTGACCTCCCTCTCGTACGCTTTCTTATCCGGTACTAGATTCCCACCCATGAACTTTAATTTGTGAGTTATCAAAGCCGGTGATTCTCTAAGCATCCGCTTATCCACCCTATCCAATGCTGCTTTAAGAACAATGGGGTCGGGAGAACTACCACGTTGCTCATATTCACCCGCCTCGTTTTTATTTATACCATCAAGACCCAATTCTTGTTGCTCAACAACTCTACGAAAACTCTCAGGTGACTGAGTTACTAGTTGATGAAGTTCTTTTTGATAAGAAGGTTTTAGCATTTCAGAAGTGAAATGGTCATCCATCAACTCATCAAACTCATCTTTAGGCATTTACATCACTCAAAGAGAACCATTTCTTGATAGCGTGGAAGAATCTTATCAATTTCTGATTGTAGTAACTGTACCTTAGCGGTTAAGTCGATATTACTACTCCCTTCAGGTAACAACACAGTACGGTCATCGGACATTAGTAGGTCAATTACTACCATCTTCGTAGCAACTTCTTCTATAGCCTTCTCAAGATAACGCTCACCATAGATATAAGAAACTTTGATAGCGTTCCACTCAAAGAATGGATATGAGTTGTTGAAGTAGATGATGCCAGTTTCATAGTCCATCCACCAGTCACGCAAACGAGCATTGTCTCCACTAGCACTTCCGCCCTGTAAGTCAACTTGTAGAGTATGCTGAGTGATTTCACCACTAATATCACTAAGAGCGCTTCCAACTACAATCACACAACCAGTAAATGTTGTAGCGGTAGTACCAGTGTACCTGAAAACATCACCACTAGCATCTTTACAGACTCCAGCAGGAGCGAAACCATCGGCTGAATCTACAGTGATTGTAGTAGAGACAACACCACTAACAGTGGCTGTGTTAACTTGAGTCTGCGAAATAGACACTGTGCTGTCTGTAGAGACGATGCTACACGTTTCTCCAGCCTTGACTGGTCTTCTACTGGTTATTTTAACGACACCTGTCCCATAGTCAGAATTAGCAGAAGCGAAGAACTCGTTATTCACGCTTATGTTACTAGTGCTACCTTCTAATGTAAATGCAGGGCTGAACTCAACTGCTCCTTTACTAACTCTATCCTCTTTGTTGATTAAATCAGCAAGATTCTGAGCAGTGGTCCCAGCGTCAAAGTCAGCACGCCATTGAGTAGTAGCAGTACCTGCTGTTAATACAGCAGCACTACCATTACCCGGACTGAATACTAATGACCCGCTTACGCTTCTAGGGTCATCAGGTATAGCAACACGAGCCTCAGCAGCACCTATCTCACGATAGTCATCACCTTGCCATAGTTCTAGTCTTAGAATCTGCTGAACATTACGGAATAGAAGCGGAGCAGTACCAACATAATCTGTATAGTATCGACGGCGATACGGTTTGTAAGTATCGAAGTTGATGTACTCAGCCGACACTAAGTAAGGTCGCCAAGCATTGTGAGTGATGTTGTCAATCTTATCCTGTACTTCACGAATACGATTTTGCACAATAGCCTTAGTAACACCACGCTGTCTTCCAACTTTAGCGTTAGTAAAAGATGCTAGATTCTGCACGTATGTGTTGTCAGCGGCTTCAAAGTCAGCATGAGTGAAAGACCCTGTGAATGTTAATTTGACTCCACTTGTCCCGCCATTAGCGATAGCAGTAACTGTTTTCTCAACACCAAGTGGGTTAGCATCACTGTAGATAAGAATAGTATCATCTACTTCAGTACCACATCTACGATAGTCTTCACCAGTGATAAATACACCGTCTGATACAGAATCTGCTGATGTAGCAACTGGCTCTTGTGGGCCGATACCGAGGTAATCTGCCACCTTTTGAGGAGTAGTGTACACAGTATCACTGGGATTAAGAGGGCGAGTTTCGCCTTCACCCGGACTGTATACTGAAGGCATTACTCACGAGCCTCCTCGTTCCTAGTAGCAAGATTATATTCCATAGGTTTCTTACAAGCACCACATGACTCACGCCATAAGAAATGAAGCATACCACAGTGCGTACACCTTGTACCTGAACCTATATTGAGTATATCAGCAGCCTCGCTATTGCGATTACGCTGCTCATTTGTAATGCCTTTCAGTGGATTATCGGGGTCAACAAACGCTGACAAATCCATACTTACATCTGAACGTAAAGCCTGTTTCTGAAAACGACTAATGTCGTCGAAGTCAATAGTTGAAATCTCTAAGCCCATTCATCTCCCTCACACTCAGACATAGGCTACAATAATGTAAATGTTACCTAAGACCGTTATGGGGTCAGATGCAATTAAACTGGTGGTAGAAGAAGCATCACCTATTGTACCAACTGCTGTTTCAATAGCGGTTGTTAAATCATCAGGTGTACTAAACTCTACTGGGGCAAAAGGACCTACTACCTTGTACTTAGGTGTTAAGTTAGCCATGACTAGTCACCTCAAGAACGGCGACCAATTGCGATAAAGGTGGCGGCTGTTGTAGCAGCAGCACTTGCTGTACTAATGGTTATAGTAGTACCATTGGCCGCTACTGATGCTGTATCAGGAATGGTAATCAATGCTGCATCTGATTCGTCACCAGCGTCGCCTGTTTCAAGCCTTCTTGTATTCCCAGCGTATTGTGTTATCCCTGCGAAATCAATTTTTGCGAGTATACTACTCAAATCTATCGAGGTGTCACCATCTTCATAACTACCTGTTACTATCATTCTGTCACCGAAATATGTCGGTCTTGGGTCTATCGTTACTGCCATTATTCTTCATCTCCTTTTTGAGTTTCTTCTTCTTGAGATTCTGCTACCAATTCTTCTGTTTCGGCGACCCCATCAGGTCCCATTACAGTTTCAACTAACTCAAGTAATTGAGTCTTGGTTGCATACCCTCTTGGTTTAATATCATAAGTGGCTAACCACTTTGCTATGTCTTTACGAGCCCATCCTTCATCAGGTATTCCGTCTCCACCTTTATCGGTAGTGCTACGTGCTTCAGCATCATCTGCTGACCAACCTTCTATCCTGAAGTCTTCTTCTCCTAGACGAGGGGCGTAGTGGTCAAGCCAAGCCGAAGTAACTTCGACTGGTCTATTCTGCTCCCAATCTCTCATCTTTGAATCAGTCGCTCTTCGTTGATGAGAGCGCCCAATATATGTTACTATAGGCACTTAAAGCACCTCAGTTGTAAAGTATCATTACTGTTGTAACATTCGATGTGCCACTCAAGTATTGAAGAGTAGCAGTTGTCCCAGTAAAAGATGCTCCGACTGCTACTGCTGCTGTACCAGCGTCTGTTGCCATAACGCTTAGAATTGCTGTTGCTCCTCCAAGAATGATGGTTTCACCGTCTGCTCCCCCTGTGACATTAAACAATGCCATCTTAGGTGCTGGGTCATATCCGTTTGCTCCATCGCTGTTAGAAGCGTTGAAAGTTCCCGGTCCACCGCCGGGGTAAGATACATCTGCTGCGCCATCAAGCCACTCTGTTGTGTCTGCTGACCCTGCTCTTAGTTCCCAGTTACCCACAAGGGCTGCTGTTGCTGTTCCTGTAATCGTTAATTCTGTTGCCATAATTCATCATCTCCTTATTTTAATTCCGAATCTCCACATCACTTCAAGTCCCTTACGCTACCCTGAGCACGGAAGAAGGTAGTCCAAACTTCACCCATTGTACGGTAAAGTCCTTCTTGTCCTAGTCTGTTGATTGCGAACGGGTCGCCAGTCTCGATTCCTGACTCAAAGTATTGAGTAGGTATTGCTGTAGAGAAGTATAGATAATCAGTGTCAAGGAAGTACATTCTACTGATACCGTCCTTTTCAACGTCCTTAGAAGGAATGATTGGGACACCGTTGTAGGTTGCTACGATGAAACCTGCTTCGATACCCGGTACACCTTTAACACCGTTGTAGGTAGGTGTAACTCTCTTTTCTTCCATGAACCTTTGCTGAGCCTGTAGCAATTGCTGTAGTCTCATTAGAGTGTCATATCCAGTTAGGATAACCTTTGGATTACCACCAAGTTCCCACATTCGCTGGAATGTGTCATCTAGTTGGTCAAGTGACATAGTACGGCGGCTACCGGATGCTCGGTCTGCTCCACAGTTTACAACAGCGTTAGACCATGCGTTTGCACTTCGGTCAATGCTGTAGATGTCAAGGTCTGCTGCGCCACAGTGGTCTGTACCTGCTGAAGCACCAGTTTCCATAGATGTTAGTCCACCGGATGAACCACCGTCGTTTCCAGTGATTCTGTCTAGTGATTCAAAGTTGTTACCTGCAAGAGTCTCAGAGTCTGTTAGAAGCATCTTGTTAACCATTTCAGCGTGGTGCTTACCCATTTCTTCTTTAAGAACTGAGCGCATGTCACCCATACCGTCATCCTTGTCAGCAAGGAAAACAGCGACTTCGCTTACATCGAATGAGTGAGCGATTGTCTTAGGCTTTGCAGCAACGTGTTGGAAGGTAGGCTTTACAGTTTCAGGTAGTGTACCGTTCTCTGCAATTCCACCGTGGACAACTCCTGCGTTAGGCTTGTCAGTGATAACTCTCCATCCACTGCGGTCCCAAGGACGCTTTGGCATGATAGAGAATGCGTTGAACTCTTGGTTCAACTGTGACCATACCTTGCGACCATAGATTGCTTGGTAGGTTCCTGCGGTTGTAGACATCATAGGTGAGTCTGCTTTCAATAACTCGCTACCTGAGTAAGAGTAACCCATAGCGTTTCCTGCGCCATAGTAGTATCTCTCCATATCAGTAACTGTTCGTACGTAATTTCGTGCCATTTTTTTTCATCTCCTTATTTTCATTTCTTAGTTATTGAGTTTCACTCGCCTCGGAATAATCCTCCAGCGAGTTGGTGAACTTCATCCCATGACATGTTACCAAGGTCAGCCGTAGAAGGGACCTCGAAATCATTGGATGCGGATTTTGCGATTGTAGAAGATTCTACAGAAGAGCCGATGTTGTCGATTCTTTCATTAAGTGTACTAAGAGCCTTCATTACTTCATCAAGAGGTTGACGAGCATCGAATGCCTGAGCCTGAGCCTTGGAGATTTCTTCGGAACGCTCATGAGAGTAGCGTGACTCGAAGTTAACTTCCATACCTTTACGCAGTTCTTCTTCTTGCTTTGCAGCCTTGAAGACTTCGTATGCGTATTCTAGTGAAGCAGGGTCTACAGAAGTCAAGAAATCACTCTTTTCTACAGAACCTGAGCCACCACGAGTTAGACCAGCACGGCTTAGTGCGTTAGTAGATGGGTTGCCTCCTTCTTGAGCACGACCCTTGACTTGTCCAGC